TTGGTCAATGTCGACATCGCACGCCGCCAACGCACGTCCATAGGTCTCTGTACCGCTAAGCGTGCCCTTAGAGCGACGCATGTACCCCACATCGTCAAGCAGCGCCCGCAGACGGTCTGGGTTGATGTAGTTGGTGCGGTAACCAATTCCAACCGTGGCCGCTATAGCGTTGAGTGTCTCGGTGTTAGATTCAGCGGGATCTCTGGAGATCATTAGATAGTCAATAATCGTCCGCAACCTATCTAACTCGTACCCAAATATAGACAGGAACTTGTACAGCGGACCTACCTTGTTACCTACCGGTAACGCCCCCAACTCAGTAATAGCGTAGTCAGAGTTAGGATCTATTAACTCACCTTGTCGTGCGTCCAAGTCGCGGTAATACTGCGGAATTCTTTCCCACAGGTAATTAACTGACTGGTAGTTGCGTGGGACAAGCACCTCAATACTTGCTACCTTCTCATAGAAGTCTGTCCCCACAGTATTCTGGTACCTGACAAACAAGGTGTAGTACGCCCACTGTCCCTGCGGTAAATCTAAATGCTCATAATTGAACACGTCAGCAGACTGCGTAAGGACGTTGCCTGAAGCGATGGTCTCTGGTGCTCCTATCGGGGAGTACACAAGCACCGACTGTGTCGCTACTGTCTCCACTCCGATGGTGTCGACTAGGGGTATCTCCCATCGAAGAGAGACGACACCATACGCGGGGGAGGTGGCCTCAATAAAACTCTCAACGAATTCGTTGGGAGCGATTTGATAGTTATCAGACTTGAGGTACTGATCGGGGTCTCTAGCATCGTCGTACACCCACGGTACAGAGGCAGCATTTCCAGCAGAGGCGGCAGTGTTATAGGTATCTACGTCATAACGTACGTAGGAACCTCTGTCAATGACAGAGCGCCTAAGGGTGAAAGATACTAATGCCATTACGTGCTGGTAATACCACCGACAACAGTAACGGTAATATTGCCCTTCTTGGGAATACTCGTGCTGTCGACCGTGATATTGGTCTCAACGGCGGAACCACCCTGTTCATCGAACAGAGTCACATTGGCATAATCAACTCCGTACTGGTTAATAATAGTCCGATATATCTTTCCGAGCGATAGTCTCTGACCAAACGACACTGTGTCAAATCTGAAGAGACTATCGAGTGCTTCCTCTACAGCAGTCTTTACGAAAGAGGCCACGGCGGTCTCAGTCACATACACAGTTACTGCTATGTCTATTGGGGTCCATGTGATTGTGGGGGCCGCGACCACATCAACGCCCAGCAGCGCATACGGCTGGATGAAACTGACAACGGCAGACTGTGTATCACTGCTAACGGTTTGAGAGGTATCAGTCGTCGTCAGGTAGTCGTGTGCGCGGTTCACCTGTGCGTAGACGGTCACGCTTGCGTTACCAGCCGACGCACCACCGGCTGGGTTGGGGGTGTACTCAATAGCGGCCTTCGATACACCGTCAACACCCAAAGCGAGGTTGACGAAGTCGCTCTCGGTAACTGCTCGGTTCTGCGCTGTGGCCAGTGCTGGGATGGAGGACTTCATCGACACGATGCTTTCCTCGTTTACACCACCCGTAAACGCAGTCGAAGAAGTAATAATAATACCTGCTGGCGTAGTGTCCCTAAAGGCGGTAATCGAATTAGCGGGTAAGTTACCGTCAGCACCACTGGAGTAAGCATAGACAGCAGTAATTGTTGAGCCTGAGGGCGGAATGAAACCCCTGACGTTCGTACCGAACACCACCTCAGTAAGATTGTCAGCAGTAGTTCTCAGCGTGTAAACGCGATCTCCAGAAGCAGCGTTCGACAAGCGCGTGACACGTCGATATTCAGTGGGAGTAATGCCGTCCTCGTACACCGTAATAACGGCTGAGTCATGGACGACTTCCTCGTTAACCAGTGTGTACCGCTGTCCTGACAGTCCGTTAGCCGCGCTGGTCAGCGTCTCAGCAGGTGACACCACGATGGTGCCTTCTCGCACCACCGCAGTGATGCTGCTATTTGCGGGCACTGTGTAAGTGGCGGGAATGTAGGACTGATACGTACGGTTGTCATACCTAGCAATAAGACGTGTGTGCCTAGGTATGGCTACGTCAACGTCGCTGCTATTAGACAGCACCACGGTGGCTTGAGCGCTCGTTCGCCCACCCGGCTCGTAGTCAAGAAGGTTTGCGAACGCAAGTACCGACTCACGCTGAGTAGCCGTAGGAAGGGTGGACTCGCCAGCAGCCCTATCAACGTAGTAGTGAATAACATCACCCATGCTGGCCCATAGGTCAACAAGTACCATGCCAAAGTCTGAGGGGTCGCGGTCAGTCCACTCAGGAGCCACCCTAGCGGCACGCGCTAGAAGGTCGGTCTTAATGGTGCTGTAGTCTCTACTTGAGTAGTCGAAGGCCATTAGAGAGGACTCTCCTCTGTTAGTGACTCGGTTATCGTAAACGTGAGAGTCTTAACTGGGCTAAGAGGTAGAGCATAGTACACAAAGACTTGAGCAACGCTCTCGTCGATGGGGTCCTGCCGTACCCTGATGTCGTGAATAGTTACGCCACTAACGCGCCTATGCACTTCACCCATAGCATCCAGTTTAAAATCGGACTCTATTAATTCATCTATGGATTCAAATAGTAGTCCCCGTATGCCTGCTCCGTAGTTAGGTACACCAAACCTCTCGTAGGGGCTGGTGGTTAGTACATCAATAATCTTCTGTCTAGCAATAGCATCATAGTCAGTTGTTGCCGCTACTTTCCCTCCAGAGAACCTGAAGGGGACAGATATGTTCTTCATTTTTTACCTCAGCCAAACATAGCGGCGAAGGTCTTGGGGCCGACTACGCCGTCAACCGTAAGACCGTTGGCCTTCTGCCACTCCTTGACACGGCGCTCGGTGCCGGGGCCGAACCAGCCGTCCGGCTTAGCCCCGATCTTCTCCTGCACCTTAATCACGTGCTCACCACGGCTACCTCGTCGCAGGTTGCCGGGGAACTCAGGCGCAGGCTTCTTCTCAGGGCCAACCTTCACCGAGGCAACCGGCTCAGGAGCAGGCTCAGCGGGCTTACAGGTGCAGTTCTTAGAGTGCTTCTCGGAGCCGGGACCCCAGATGCCATCGACATGGAGGTCATGCTCAGCCTGATACGCCTTGACAGCGGCCTCGGTCTTGCGCCCGTAGTCGCCGTCCACAGGATCAGCACCGACGAGTTCCTGTACCTTCTTGACAGCCGCACCCTTAGACCCGACCTGAAGCCACGGCTTCTTTCCGGGGGGAGCGGAGGGAGTCTTCTTGGCTGGAGCCGGAGCAACAGCCTTGGGAGGATCTCCCAGAAGGCGCTTCATGGTATCGATATAGTACTGAGGGTCATCTGCCTTAGCATTTGATACCTCGACATGTACCCAGTCTCCTCCGGGCGCACCAGAGAACGCAGGCTTGCTGTACACCTGCCACGCGGCACGGTCACACTTCCAACCACGACCGTGGGGGGCAGGGTAATAGTCGAAGATCGCCTCAACGAAGAGAGCGTCCGCATTAGCGGCAAGGAAGTCCATCATCTTACAGGCGGCTTCATAGTTGCCGGGGCCGCGATACGGCGCACCACGCCAACTAAGGTCTCCCGCCCTGCCCGTCGCATGGACGGAGTAAGACGACTTTCCCCTCTTCTTACGTACGCCGAAAGTCCCGTTATTCCACAGGCCGAAGTGGGCTTCTAAGAGATCAATAAAGGTCTCAAAGCCTGCCCTCTTGCCTCCAGCAACAACGTCAAATCCGGTGTACGGACGGCCCATGATCAGCCCAGACGAACAGCCGAAGCCGACTTGTCGCCAACCTTGCTGGCGGCAAACGACTTCACGAACGAGAGGACACCGGCAGCGACAGCGGCCTTGACAGCGTCAGCAATGTTCACCGACAGGATGTCCAGAGCGTCGGTGCCAACGAGGGCAACGAACGTCTGAGCAACGGTCGCAACCGCACGCTCTCCAGCATCCTTGAGGAACTTGGGATCAAACATATGAATACCTCCGATAGGGGTTATTACGGGTATAACCCTAGCACAGATGGGTGGGGGTTACTGGGTTTCCTTCTTGATGCGAGCACCAAGAAAAGCCTCGTCAATCTCTTCTTTCGTAAGGGTTCCGTCCATACTGGCACGGGCCAGTCTCTCAGCAACCTGAGCAACGGCCACGAACCCAGCCAGAAGAGCGGCCTTGTGCATTTCGATATCGCCAATAATGGCGGCACCAGAAATAATGCTCAGGGCAGACGCGGTAAACGTGGCGAACATACGGACAGCCACGTCCTTGATCATGCTTGCGGTCTTTTTAGTCATCTCCATCATCCTTCATGAGTATAAACCCTGCGAGGTGGGCGACGAGGGAGATAACGCTAATCCACAGGGCATATTTCAGAACGTCCCCGGACAGGGTGATTAGCACTAAACCGGTTCCCGAGACGGTCCAGATCAGGGCGTGGCCCTCTCTAAATAAACGCTTGAACATCAGCGTCTCCTCCTGCCACCGCCAGAGGCGGGGGCGGCTATGGACGCCGAAATGGTGGCCGTTACGGCAATTACTACCCTTCGATCCTCGACACTGATCTTAGAACCGGAAGGTATGTAGTTATCGAAAGTCCCAGAGAATACGTTGACTTCTGCCTCAAACTCTTCTTTGACCTCGTCTGGAGCGGCAGATAGGGCCCCGCTGATGACCTCTAGGGTCTCCTCGTCAAGGCTCTCAAACTCTTCGTTGTTGACCAGATCCTGAACCGCATCTACGGTTATTTCGCCATCTGTACTGAGTATTTCAGCCACGGATTCGGCAAGTTCTTGATTGCTTACCCTAGCAATCATAGCCGATGTCTTCTCTTCTTGTGCCGAGAGGGGGGCCGGATTAGTCGTAGTTGTGGCGGGTGCTGAAGAGGTGGTTGTCGGCACCGTCGTAGTAGTGGCGAGCAACGTGGTCGTAGTAGTCGTCGGGGGGAGGGTAGAGGTAGTCGGACTCAATGTCGTAGTAGTTGCGAGCGTGGTCGTGCTCGCGGGGACGGAGGTTGTCGTAGTCGGTGGTGTTGACGTGGTTGATGGCGGCGGCAACGTGGTCGTCGTCGTTGTCGTGGTTGTAGTGGACGTTGAACTCGTCGTAGAAGTT